GGATCGATAGGCTCAAGCAGGAGCAGGCCGAAGAGGAGCAGGAGAGGCGGCAGGAGGCGTTCCATTCCATCTGTCCACCTCTATACAGCAAAAGCGACCTCGGACGCATTCCTGCGGCCTTCCTGCGCGAATGCGAGGCATGGCACTATAATCCGGTCGGAATCGGTCTCGTCGGACCAGCTGGCTGCGGCAAGACGCGAGCGGCGTGGATACTTCTCAAGAGACTGCATTTCAGCGGACTTCGCGTCTTTGGCATCACAGCCACGGGATTTGCGAAAGCCTGCGCCGACCAGTGGCACGACAACAACCAGGCTAAAGCTCTGGCCGAGGACACGCTGACCCGCTGCCGCCGCACGAAGGTTCTCCTCCTCGATGACCTCGGCAAGCAGAAGATGACCGAGCGCAGTGAGTTGGAACTCTTCGACCTGCTGGAACACCGATCCTCCCACGAACTGCCCATCATTTGGACGGCGAATGCCGCCAAGGGCGACCTCAGAAAAATGCTCTCGTCGGATCGCGGCGAGCCGATCCTCCGGCGGTTATCGGAGTTCACAAACATCATCAACACAGAAAAATGACAACACACGAACTCGCAGACAAACAGAACCGCTATGTGACCGCCGAAGGCAAATACACGGCGAAAGTAAAAGCCCCCGGCAACGGATGGCTTGGCACGACAACCAAAGGCTCGGATTTCATTCGCATCCCGCTCCTCATCGAAGACGAAGGCGACCAGCACGGACGGGAAATCGTCTGGCAGGGCTGGCTCTCGGAAAAGGCCGCAGAGCGCACGGCAAAGACGCTGGATGAGGCATTTGGCCGGGAGTGGGACATCCCATCGCTCAACGCTGGCAACTCGCCATTCACCGGCCAGAAGTGCCGGATCACGGTCGAGGCCGAGGAGGGAGAAGACGGCAAGGTGCGTCTAAAGGTGCGATGGCTCAACCCCATGACCTCCGCGCAGCCGCTCCCCGCTGACCGGCTCACGACACTCAACGAGCGCATCCTCGCCGCCCGCGCCTTTGACGCAACCCCAACCGATGACGAAATCCCGTTCTAATCGAAAAAAAGTCGCTTAAGGGGCCGCAGGAACTCAGTTCTGCGGCTCCGACCGCGAGGACCGCTGGTGGCTTTTGCTCTCAAGACAGATCGGGAAATCCTGCGACCGGTTCTGGACTTCAACGCCAGAGCGCCGAGCAATCGAAGCCAAACGAAAACGAAATGATTGGTAAAATGAAAACACCACAAACAGATGACCTCGCTCGCGGGAACCATGTCGTTCCCACCGAGTGGGCAGAGCAATTGGAACGCGAGCGGGACCAGGCGCGTGAGAAATACGATGACCTCGCAACCGAACACATGCTGGCAGTCAATCGCATTTGCAACGAACGCGACGAGGCGAGGGCAGCAATCCCCGATGGCGAATGGGTGGCGCACGAAGATTACAAGCAAATCCATGACGCCGCCAGCCGCTTGTTGGTGGCAATCAATAAGCAACTGTCCATTGGGTCATTCAGCCTCATTAGCCATGAATACCATGCACTCAAAGATGCAATCTACGGCAAGGAGGGCGAGGAATGAGCGCCACGCCTGAGACGGATGTTTTTATGACAAGAATTAGAGGGATCGACGGAGATAAACACTGGGTTCCCGCCGATACAGCTAAACGCTTGGAGCGCGAGCGCGACGAGGCGCGGGAGATTTCAAAAGCGGCCAGCAAAGGCATTAGTAAAACGGCTCGCCTTAACCAATTTCTGCTCTCGGAACTCATCGCCGTTCGCAAAGAGCGCGACGAACTAAAGGAGATCGCCTCCGAGTTTGCGATGACTGCCAGTCACTGCCTCGGCTGGCATGAAAACAAAAACCCCAATCAAATCACCTCCGCTCTCAGCCGGTGGTTCAAAATATCAACTAATGAACTGGACGCATGAACAACTCCGACAACTCGGCTACACCGAAAAACCAGATGGCTCATTTGCACGAACTGAATCTGTGGCTCCCGGAATTCCTCACTCCAAGCCTCAATCGAGTCCTCGGCAAACACTGGACCACTCTGTCCAAGGAGAAGCAACGGACCAGCCAGCATTTGGACTCCGCATTACTCGCATCTCCTGCCACCCACTCGATGCTGATAACCTTGCTGGCGGATGCAAATTCCTCATCGATGCCATACGAAGAAGAGGACTCATTCCAGACGACGATCCGGCGTCAGTTGAAATCTCGTTCCGACAAATTAAGGCCAAAACAAAAGCCGAAGAAGGAACCTCCATCCGAATTACCTTCAGACAAACAACAACAGGGGGATTATAAGGGGGAAAAACCGAATCCTTGTCAAGACAAGTTTTGACTGATACCATTACCGCATGAAAATCAACCCGAAACAAGAGGCGTTTTGCCAAGCCTACGCGAGCGGCATGTCGATCACGCAAGCTTATGTCAAAGCAGGTTACTCTGAAAAAGGAGCCGGTCAAAATGGCGAGCGATTGATGAAAAATGATGAAATCGCCAAGCGGGTGGACGAACTCCGCGCCAAATCCGAGGCGAAACTCACCTACAAACGCGAGACCTACCTCGAAACGCTCCGCGAGCGGTTCATGGAAATGCCACCGGAATCGGCAACATGCGCGAAGTATGGTGAGATGCTCGCGAAGGCGATGGGATGGAACGAGCCGGAAAAGATCGAGGTCGCCGGGGCCATGGACATCAACATCCGCATCGGTGGCGCTTAACATCGACATCATCCCGCGCCCGCAGCTTGCAAGCTACCTGCACCGCACGCAACGCTGGTCGGTGATGGTGCTGCACCGCCGCGCCGGGAAATCATTTGTTTGCATCCAAGATTTGATCGCCAAGGCGCTCTCGCATCGCCGCAGCGGGCCACCGCTCCGCTACGCCTATGTGGCTCCGACCCGCGAGCAGGCGAAGGACATCGCGTGGAAATACCTCGTCCAATTCACCAGCCAAATCCCCGGCGTGGTGATCAACAAGGCGGATCTCGCGATCACCTTCCACAACGAGGCCACGATTCGCCTCTACTCCGGCGAAGCCTACGAGCGCCTGCGCGGCATCTACCTCGATGGCGTGGTGATGGACGAGGCCGCTGACCTCGATCCGGCAGCGTGGGACAATGTCATCCGCCCAACGCTCACCGACTACCAAGGCTGGGCAACATGGGTCGGAACACCCAAGGGACGAAACATTTTCTGGAAGATGTGGAACCGGGCCTGCGCGGACAACGATTGGTTTACGCTCATGCTCAAGGCGAGCGAATCGAACATCATCCCGCATGAGGAACTCACCGACATCCGGCGTGGCACGACCGAGAATGCCTTTGCACAGGAATACGAGTGCAGCTTCAACATCGGTCGCCCCGGCGCGATCTATGTGCGCTCCCTCGAAAAGGCCCGCGCTGAGAAGCGCATCACCAACGACATCCTGTGGTTCAAGGAACTGCCGGTCTACACTTCATGGGATGTTGGCGCTCCACTCAACCAAAAGGTGTGGATTTGGCAGATGGTCGGCGACCGCATCAACTATCTGGAATCCCTCTCCGGGAGCGACGAGTGCAAGACGCCTGCGGACTGGGCTGCGAGGCTCAAGGACAAGCAGTATGGCTACGGTGGTCACTTCATCCCGCACGATGCCGCAGCGGAGGTCGGCGGACTCTGGCAGGAAGCACTGGGCCGCAGCGGGCTGACCGGCGTGATTCCCGTCCCTCGGCAGATTTCGGTATGGGATGGCATCAACCTCGCCAACGATGCGTTCCCTCGCATTCATGTCAACGAGGCCGGATGCGCGGATGGCATCGAGGCACTCGACGCCTACCACAGCAAAGAAGAGCGCGATGGGGTCACGATCAAGGATGTGCCAGTCCATGACTGGTCATCGCATTTCTCCGATGCGTTCTCACTCTCGCACCAGGCTATCAAGCGTGGCATGGTGATCGACCGCTCCGCGATCCCTCGAAAGGCCGAGCGGCACGAAGCGATCCGAGTCACAGCAGGCTTCCGGGGTGGGGGATTCGGAAAGGTCCGCCGGTGAAACGCGAACTGGAAAACCAAATCCTCGACCTTTACCGGCGCTACCCGCAGCCGCGATCCTTCGCCGATGAGGTCCAACTCACCGCATGGAATGGGGTCGTCGTAAACACAGAGGATTTCTTCATGCTGGCCCGCCCAGTGGATATTCACGATCCAGAGGAACGCTGGCGCGATGCCGCCTATGTATACCAGAGGTTGTGTCAGAACTGCTGGTTCATCACAATATATTCTGGTATCAGTCAAAATAATCCTTGCAACTTCGCTCCGTATACACTTCCCTACATCGCATGGAGTCGGCGAGACCGCCCGCTCCGGATTTACGAAACCTCGAAACTCCATAAGCGATGCGACTCACTGACCACACTCTCAATCCCATCCTCTCACCCTGTTTAGCATGGTTCGGCGGTGGTGGACGCAAAGGACCGAGCAAGCAGGAAAATCAAGCTGCAAAGGCCGAGCAGGCCAAGATGCAGCAGGCCGCAGCCAATCAAGCTAAAGCGCAGCAGACTGCACAACAACAAGCAGCCCAGCAGGCCGCAGCACAAGCTGCGGCACAGCAACGACAAGTTGACATCATGGAGCAACAACGCGAGGACGCTCTCGCCGCGCAGAATGCCCAGATTGAAGAGATGAAGCGCCAAGCCGAGGCCAATAAACCCGCGCCCGCCGCACAGGTTGACCCCGGCAACCCGCAGGCCTACATGGCTGCGGAAGTGGCCAAGCGAAAGGGACTCCGCAAATCGATCCTCGCCGGGGAATCCGGACAGGCTCCGATGACGACCGGCTACTCGACACTCGGTTGATGTTGTTTTGACTGATACCAAATGACCGGTAAGAATCCCGAACTCGCCGACAAGGTTCTACAGCGCCACGCTGAGATGGTCCACCAGCGGGCGACATGGGAGTCGCCCTGGGAGGAGATCGCGAAGTATGTGATGCCGCGCAAGGCGACGATGTTCACGCAGACGACCTCGCCGTCCACCGAAGACGAGGCGCAACTCTTCGACGTGACTGCGGTGCGGGCAAACATGATTCTGGCCAATGGCCAACT